AACTGCCTGTTTGGCAAAGTCTTTGGCTGTATCTTGTAAATAATCTGGTAATGCCATTATGCTATTCTACTCTCCAACATTTGTGCGGTATCAAACATCTCTTGCGCAGGGTTCATGCCTTGCGACTCTTCAGATACTTCTCCGCCTTGTTCTAAATTTGTCATCATTCTATCCATAACTTCAGCGCCTTTGTCTATATCGCCTCCGCCTGCATTTCTAACAGCATCTGCTGTAAATACAAATTCGTTTTTACTTAATCTCGCTGGCACGTCGTCTGCTCTTTCCTCTGCTCCTAAATCTACGAAACCACCAGTTCTATAATCTTTTTCTTTACCACCTAAATCCATGATACCACCTTCAGCTCTTTTCTTTCTTCCAAAAGTTTCAATAAGTTCGTCATAACCATAATAAGGCACACCATATTCACCTATGCCAGCACCTTCATCAAATCTTGTAAATTTGTCTCCTTCTTCTATTACTCCAGAAACCTTTAATTTATCCATATCCCTAATAGCAACATCTTCATAACCAAATTTTGGCGTGTAAGTTCCACCTTCATCAACATTCATAAGTCCTTCTTCAACTAAATTATCTAAAGTATCTTTTCCTTTTTTAGTTTTAGGAGTAATAAATATATCTAAAGATGCTCCTGTATCTTCTGCGTAATCTGACGCTGTTTGTATTTCTACATCATCGGTCATTCTAGATAATTTTGTCATAATGTTATTTTTTAAATTTTTCATAGCACTACCTGCTTTTTGTAACATACTCATTACACCACCACCAATTCTATAACCATCTCTTGGCATATCAGACATGATACCACCGTTAGCTGCATACGTTCTTTCTTTTCCTGGTTTATACATATTTATAACATCTTCGTCAGTCATCAAATACGACTGTGCCATAGGATTAGCGCTAGACATAAAATCCATCATGCCACCTGATTCTGCCATAACTCTAGGTTGTTCTTGCATTCTGCTTTGTATTAAATTTTGTAATTGTTCTTTTTCAGTTTCGTTTAATTGATTTAAAGGTTTACCAAATAATTCTATAGATAACATATTTAACTCTGCCATTGGATCTGGTGCAGAAACAACTTCTTGTGTGTCCATAGATTCTACTACTTGTTCAGTCGGTCCGCCCATTTGGTAACCCTCTCTTGGTATGTCAGCTAGTCCGCCACCAGCAGCGTTAAAGAAACCTGCTTGTGTGTATGCGTTTTGTGGTAAAAATCTTAAACTTGGATCTCTTGCTTTAGCCATAGATACAATATCTGTAATAGAACTAGGTGTTTCTGAAAATGATTCTACAATTTCTTCTTCGTCGTCTTCACCACCACCCATTAAAAAAGGTAATGCTGTTGCAGCTAAGCCACCACCAATTAAAGCTTTTTGACCAAAAGATAAATCAGGATTTTTAAAAAAATTAAGCTTTGAAAGTATGCTGCTTCCAGGTTTTGGTGGTCCTATAAATTTAGAACCTAATCCTAATCGTCCTAAACCAAACTTCATGTTACTTAAAACATTTCCTGGTGAGAACATAGCTTTTGTAAAGCCTGTTCCTGCAGTGCCTGCTCCCAAAGCACCCAATCCTGCAGTGCCTGCATATAATAATGCTGCCTTACCTATAGGACTTTTAGCAACTTTTTTTAAAGCACGACCAGCTTTTTTTACTAATTTACCTAAGCCGTAATTCTGTCTAGGAATTGTCATAATTCCGCCACCTGCTCGTAATTGTCTTGCTTGTTGCATATTAGATATTGCCATAATTTAACCTCAAATAATCGTTTTAACTTGTTTTTCCTAACAAATCAAGCGGAGGCATGATGACTGTTAGATCCTGCGCTATGTCTTCTTTAGGTATTCCAAGCTTTTGCCACTCTTCTTTTGTCTTATAAATGGCTCCTGTTTTCTTATGCCTATATTGACTTATCGTCTTTACAGCATCAAATACAGGTATATCGTCTGGTATTTTATCCATTAGTCTACCTTGTCCCTTTTTATGTTTAAATAACTAATAGCTATATCAAAAGAGTCTGCACTGCTTGATGCAACTGTTAGTGTTTTACCGCCCTCTACTACCAAAGGAACGGTTAATAGTTCCTGTGTTTGATTAGCTGTTAAGGCAGCTGATTTAATTGTAGTAATACTGTTGTTAATAACTGTAACTGTAGGTGTACCGGCTGACGTTACTTTTATAGATTTTATAATATATGTCTCGTTTACTAAAGGGTTTTGCACACTACTTGTTGTGCCAAACATAGTTTGTGGAGCTGTTGATGTAATATTATCTACGCCAAAAAATTTAAATTGATTTGTTGTTGCCATTATTCCAAAAAGAAAGCTTTAGCTTCTATCTCCTGTTTAATTTCATCTTGAAACGTAGAGTTAAGTTTATTAATTACGTTATCTAAATCTCTAACTAAAGATTGAAATGTACCTTGATCATATTCTTTACTAGCTCTAGTTAATGATTGTACTATCTTTGCCATTATAACAATCCTGCTATTCCACCATATTTAAAAGGTGTTCCTGCCGTGTCATCAGAAAAATCTGAAGCATCCATAGTTGCTGTTGATGTAGATCCTCCAGTAGGTCCTTCTTCACCAGCAAAACTGTCACTTAAACTTTCAGCTGTAAATGTGCCTGGGCTAATTTGAGTTCCTCCACTTACAATATTATCTATTTCACTATCGCTAAATCCTCCAAGTTTTTTTAAATTTGTACGACTAAAATTTTTACCTGATTCAGCTCTGTCTATTAAATTTGCAACTCTGCTTGCTTGTCGTCTTTGAGCTCTAGCTGGTTCAGAATAGTATCCCCCAAGAGCATTCATTTTATTTAACTGGTCTGCAGAGTAACCATAAGCTCCTTGAACAGCAGGTAAATATGGTTGATTAGTAAATCTGTTTCCAAATATACCACCAGCTATTGCGCCTCCAAGAAATGTAATTGGATTTAATCCAAATAAACTTGTTGCTAAAGTAGAACCCATTTTAGCACCACCATATCTAGCAACATTATCCATTAAAAAATCTCTAGCATTTACACCTGCATTTTGTAAAAAATTTAAGAACTTTGGTTTTTCTTCTTCAGGAAGCATATTATAATGTTCATTGTAGGCCATTAAATTATCTTCAACAGGTGTGTTCTGTATAGGCGGCTTTACACCATACAGATCTTCATCTGTTACATATGTTTCTTGTATATAAGGGTTTTCCATTATCTTCTACCGTCCGGTTGTATATCTAATCTAAATGTACCTAACTTCCAATCTTGTGAGGCTGCTGTGTTAGATATTTTTAACGCAATTGCTCTCGCTCTTGCCCTAGTATCTACTTTATCAGTAGAACTACTTACTGTAAAGGGACCTAATGATGAACTAGCAGCTGTATCATTAGGATAATTTCTTAACAATAATGTAATTGTTGCATTACCTGTTTGAGAAATAAAATCTGGTATAATTCTTCTTATCTTCATTAAAAATTCACCATCACCTCTAAGATCTGGCATACCAATTGTCTGTCCTTGTGCTGTTCTTTTTTGTGTAATGTCAAAGTCTCCAGATGTAATTTCTGCAAGTATAGGTGTAACTGTGCCACCAGCTACAACTTGATCTGTACCTACTTCATGTTCAAAATAAATAGAACAACCATCTGTGTTTCCTACACAATCACTAGCAGTGCCATCAGGTAAATATTGTGTTGCGTGTGGTTTATCAAATACAGCAGAATCTGCCCACGCTGCACGTGGTAAAGTTCCTGTTGTCCAGATAGCTTGTTTAGGACTAGCTCTACTATAAGACTCAATATAATTGTATGATACCATCCTATCAATAACAGTTGAGTTTGCACTACAATAGAACCAAATAACTTCTCCAAACAAATTGTTTAATCCTACGTTAATTAAATCTCTAGGTGTAGAGTTTAGATCATCATAAACAAAGTCTTCTACTAAACAATCCATAGATTCTAGTTGACCATCGTATTTAAAGAAACCATTTTCTGACATCCAGAAAGCTGTACCGTCTACCTCTACGCATGCATTCTTACCTATTAGTCCACAGTTACTACCTATCTGTTGAAACGAGAATGTAAAAGGTGCACCTACAAAGGTCATTAAAAACAACGCGGTATCGGTCCAAACATAAATTGCATCTCTACCTCGTACAGCTCCCATAATTTTAGAGCCTGCGGCAAGCCTTTGTGTTCCTGCGGTATTCTCTGCAGTTACGGTGTATGCATCTGTGCCGTCAATATTTTCCTGGTCAGAGAATCTAATAAACATAGCATCTTGTGATGATTGTGTTCCTACAGTTGTTTCTGTACCAAAGAATACTAAGTGACGATCGGGTGTAGATACTAAGACATGTCGAGATGCGGTCGGTGCATTAGCTATAACTGTGGCTCTATTTGCTGTTGCATTAGCAGCAGCGGCATCCCATTCAAAACATTTATTGTTATATATTAGTGCAATAAGTTTTGTACCAAAGTTATCTAACACCCATAGACCTGGGTCAATTGTAAAGTCAGAGGAAGAAGCCTCACCCCATGCTACAAAATCAGAGATATTTGTAACTGTCACACCAGAACTGTGACCAGCTTTTGTAGTGCCATTAACTTCTCTTGCACCACCACTTAATATGTTTGTAGTTGTATTATTATTTGTATAACTAATATCTTCTGAACCAATTCTAATTTCACCTGTTGATGGAAACTGAGATGTGTCAGTTAAAGGAATGTCAGTTACACTATCGTTGATAGTAGAAGCTAATGTGGTTGTTGCTGGTCCTGCAACCGTACCACTCCATAGTCCTGTACCCCAACCAAAGCCTCCTAATTGTTTGGCTGGTCCTACCGTAAAATAACACAGCACTTTGGCTGAGCCCGCACCACTTAAAGGCGTGCCAGTTTCAGCAGAATCTAAGGTAATCGTAAAAGTGCTTGATGTAGGAACAGAAGTTACCATAAACTTTGTATCGTCAAACGTTGCGTTTGTAAAACTAGATCCGGATAATCCAGTCACATCTTCAAACAAAACAATATCATCGTCTATTAATCCATGACTAGTGCTACAATTTACAGTTACTGTTTTAGAAGATGAGGTGCTTGTAAAAGTTGCACCCGTTATAGTCTGTCTAATAGGGTGAATATCATGGTAAATTCCACCAGAGTACACATATAAAATTCTGTTTGTGCCTATTGCAGCGTACTTAGTACCTGCGTTATCATCAAAATGGTGTACTGCTCTAGCGGCACCTGTAAGATTAGTAGCACCAAGCTGTCGCCACCCACCTATTTTTTCAGGTGATCCATACCTAAAACGTACATTATCCCCTCCGGTCCATTGTCCCTCGGCCCCGGTTGGTGTAACCTGTTTATTAAATCCTGGTAAAAACCCTAGTTTCTGTAACATATTAATTTCCCGTTAGACGAGGAGTATTGGTGTGGTGGATGAATACTCCTCATCGAACGGGATTATATATTACTTTTTAGATATTTTAAACCCCTTATACCACGCAGGAAGACCTAAGAAAGGTCTTGTATCGTACATATTTTGTTTAGCAGTTTTCTTTTTAGCATCGTTATAATGTAAGAAAACTTGACCACAATCTTTACCTTGAAAACCTTCTCTCCAATGCTCTAAATCACAGCCCATATAAACTAACATATCTCCTTGATCTAAATCTACTTTAATTCCGGCTTGTTTCTCTTTACCTGTTGGGTCTAAATATATAGGCCATGGATCTCCGCCTAAGTTTAATGTGGTGGATATTTCACAAGAATACCTGTCTTTGTGTCTATGTAATACATCTCCATTTTTATATATTCGAGCGTAAGAATAAGCTGGTTGTAGTTTATATCCAGTTTGTTTTTCCATTTTACCTTGAAGACCTTGTAATAAAGTTTCCATAACTATGTCACCATAATGTGAGTAAGTGTTAGGAACTTGGGCATCATTCCATATACCAAAGTATTCTGTGAACGGTGATATATATTTATGATCAAATAAGAATCTTGCTACTCTTCTTTTATTTAAAAAATAAGTATAGCAAAACTCTGCTAATTCTTTTGAAACAGCTCCTTTTATAACTGAGTATTTATTTTTTTTGAACGACATTTTTTCTCCTTTTTATTAGTTCTTTTCTTTTTTCTTCTAAAATTGTTTCTACAAAATCATTTTTAAATTTTGGATTAGAGCTTAAAATAGTTTTTACAAAGTTGGTCATAGTTTTATTTTTTATTATCATTGTAGTTTACCACTCCTTTTGGTATCGCTTGTAGGTTCCAATGTATAAATCTAAATGGTTCATATCCATTGTCAACACTATATAAGTGAGGCATAAAAGAATTGAAAAATATAAGTCTACCTGGTTTAACACCATAGTTTATTTGAGACGTCGCTAGTGTAATTTTTGTTTTATCTCTTTCAGGCAATAAATTCATAAGTCTACCTGGTCTAGGATCTTCAAATACAGGTCTAGATGTTGCATCACTAGCTTTTAAAAAATAAAAACCAGACATGTGTCCATTCCAATGTGTATGTAAAGTATGGTGGCCACCACCAAG